AAAAAGATGTACAGGAATACATCACAGTACAAGAGGCAGCAGGAATTGCTGCTGTCTCTGTGGTGACTATAAGAAATTGGTGTCTTGACTTTTGCATCGGTAAAAAGATTGGTGGTCAGTGGAAAGTTAAGACTTCAGAGCTGGATAAAGTTTTAAGTGGAGAATTGCACTATGGCAGGTAAAAAGATTATAAAGAAAAGAGGCCCAAAGCCAAAAGAAGTAGAAGTGCAAAATGTAGTTGATGCTATGGAAAATAGAGCAGAAGAAATTCAAGAAGGTTCTACAGAAATTTCTACCAATGATTCTGTAGACTTTGTTTCAACAGGAATTACACTTTACGATCTTGTGCTTGGTGGTGGATATGCACAAGGCAAGATCGTAAATGTTGTTGGTGATAATTCTACAGGCAAAACATTATTAACACTTGAGTTCATTGCATCTGCAAGAAAGACACTAAAGAATAAATTGTCTGTATTCTATGACGATGCAGAAAGTGGTTTTTCTTTTGATTGCAAAAAGATGTATGGTTTTGATCCTTTTAGAGAAGATCAAGAAAATTCCACAACAATGGAAAAATGGCTTGAGCAAATGGATCGTGAATTGCTGAATACTACAAACAAACAGATTCCCATTTATGTTCTTGATTGTTTGGATGCTCTTTCAGATTCAGAAGAGATTGAACGTAATGAAGAGCAAATCGAAACAATCCGAAAAGGAAAAGAATACACAAAAGGATCTTTTGGCGGATCAAAACCTAAAAAATTAGGTTCTAATCTTAGGATTATGAATAATCCAATTAAAGAAAAGAATATGTTCCTGATTATTATTAGTCAAGTACGAGAAAACATCGGTGTGATGTATGGACCAAAGTTTAGAAGGGCTGGCGGTAAAGCCCTGGATTTTTATGCTTCACAGATTGTTTGGCTTGCTGTTGCTGAAAAGATGGAAAAATTTGATAGAGCTTATGGTGTACGTCTTAAAGTAAAGAACACGAAAAATAAGGTAGGAAAACCATTTAGGACTTGCTTCATTGATGTTCTGTTTGATTATGGCGTAGATAATGTCACAAGCAACATTAATTTCCTTTATGATCTTTTAACAGACTTAGGAAAGTCTAAAGATAAAAAAACCAATGTCAAGTGGGATGATAAAGAGTATTCTGTAAAAGAATTAATTTCACATATTGAAAAAGAAAATCTAGAAGATGAATTGGCGAAACGAGTAATCAAGAAATGGAATGAAATTGAAGATAAAATTTCATCCAAGAGAAAATCAAAGTGGTAAGGAGAAATGTATGAAAATTTCTTTAGGTATGACAGTAAAAGATAGCATCACAGGTCTTGTTGGTGTAGTTATGGGAAGGACTACATACCTTACAGGATGTGCCCATGTTGGAATTTGTCCAAATAAATTAAAGACAGATGGTTCTTTGATGGATTGGCAATGGATTGACGAACGAAGATGTATTGTAATTAAGAAAAAAATAATTACATATGAAGAAGTAACAGAGAAAATTGAAAAAGGTGGGCCAGAGCAGGACGCCCCAATGATGTAATGGTGATTTCCGTCTTTTTCGGGGGTCGTTGGAGACGGTTTTATATCTTGTAGCTAGCCTACCATATGGTGTAGATATCTGTATGATAGGCAACTTGTGGAAGGACAACCACTTCCACAAGGTTTTCTTTTTAAGGAGTTTACTGTGATACAATTTATTATTGGAATTGATCCTGGGAAAGATGGGGGTATTGCAGTATTAAAAAGAACCGGTGAAATTGTTGCAATAGTCAAAATGCCTCTAGATAGTGCTTCGCAAGTTGAAACTTCCAAAATTAATTTATACAGCGAAACTAATGAGTCTTTCTGCTTTCTTGAAAAAGCATTTTGTATGCCCAAACAAGGAGCAACATCAACTTTTACCTGTGGATTGAACTATGGGAAACTGCTTGCAACAATCGAGTTCTATAAAGTTCCTTATGAAGTAATAAGTGCACAAAAATGGAAAAAGTATTTTGGACTTTTAAAAAAAGACAAGAAAGCAAGTGTGGCAATAGCATGTAAATTGTTCCCCAAAGAAAAAGAGTTATTTTATACACCAAGAGGTAGAATGCTTGATGGTCTTGCGGAAGCTGTTTTGATTGCAGAATACGGCAGAAGAGTTTTAGTAGGGGCAATTAAATGATTAAAGAAATAAATATTAAAAATTTTCAGAGCCATAAAGACACTAAAATTTCTTTACATTCTGGCTTAAATGTGTTTGTCGGATCTTCATATGGTGGTAAAAGTGCAATTCTCAGAGCATTAAGATGGTTGGTAGAAAATAAAGCCCCAAAAGGAACATATCGATCTTTCTGGGGTGGTGATACTTCCGTAGAATTAGTCCTTGATAATCATTCAGCAACCAGAGGCAGAACAGATAAAGAGAATACATATGCTTTAGATGGTGAAATATTAAAAGCATTTAAAACAGATGTTCCTGACCCTGTAAGAAATCTATTAAACTTCAATGAAATTAATTTACAAAAGCAACATGATATGCCTTTTCTTGTAAGCAAATCAGGGCCAGAAATTCAGCGGACATTAAATGAAATTGCTAATCTTGATTTAATAGATACTACTATGGCAAATTTGAATGGTAGTAAATTAAAAACTTCAGCAGAGATAAATGATATAAATGAGAAATTAAAGGCATATGAAATTAAAATAATTGCACTTGAAACTGTAGAACTTATTAAAGAAAAAAGTATTAAGCTGAAAGAATTAAGTACTTCTACACAAACTGAGAAGAAAAGATATGAATCCTTGTTGGATGTAATATCATCAACCAAGAATTATAAAGACCAAATTGAATATAAATTAAAACAGGCTGAATGTTATAAGAACCTTCAGACAATAGTAGACCGTATAAATACCCAAAAAGGCAGAGAAAACACGCTAGGGGCCATCCTAGGCACCATAGAAAGTATAAATTCAGTGAATTTGAGACTGGCAGAAGCAGTTAAAAGTCAGGAAAAGTATAAAAATCTGGATTCTCTAAAAGAGAGAGCATCTAATACTCATATTAAAGAGACAACTCTTTTTTCGCAGAAATCACACTTTGTGAGTATAAAATATATAGCAGAGCAGATTAAAGAGTTAAAAGAGGATATTCCTAATCTTGAAAGAGTCTTATTTGATTATCAGATTTCTATAAAAGAATTGATTGGCGATGAGTGTCCTGTTTGTGGAACTAGAAAAGGAGAAGTGAGAGAGTGAAAAAACCTTTATTTATTACTACAGCAGACATGCATTTAAGGGTAACTAATCCTGCTGAAAGAATCGATAACTATCAAGACTCAATGGCTAGTAAATTATTACAGATCGGGAATATACAAAGTAGATATAATGTGCCTGTACTAGATTCTGGTGATGTATTTAATGGTTGGAAGTCTACACCTGCTACAGAATGTATGGCGTTTGATTATTTGCCGTCCCCATTTATTACGATTCCAGGCAATCATGAAATACCTTTTCATAATATGAATTATCTGGATGAATCTTCTTTGATGGTATTATCTAAAGCAAAAAGAATTAGGCTATTAGGCGATATTAATCCTACTATTATTAATAAATATAATATCTTTGCTGTTCCTTATGGTGCAGAGATGGGGGAAATTTCAGATGATTACATCAATGAAGGATTGAATGTTCTTCTTACACATCAGATGGTTACAAAAGAGAAAGATACAAGGTTTGACCATATCATCGCAAAAGATATGCTTGAAAAACATCAGTGGATCGATGTAATTCTTACAGGCCATAATCATCAGACTTTTGTAGAAGAATATGATGGTAGGTTACTGATTAATAATGGATCATTAATGCGATCATCTATAGACCAATTAGATCATAAACCTTGTGTGCATATTGTATATGACGATCTATCATGGGAAAGAATATATTTAGATGTAGCACCTGTGGATAAAGTATTTAATCTTGCACATGTAGAAATGAAAAAGAAATCAGAAGAGAAAATTGAAAACTTTGTATCTAAATTAAAGAATGAATATGAAGTTGGTGTGTCATTCGCTGATAATATTAAAAACTATCTTGCATCTAATAAGATTCGCGATGGTGTAAAAGAAGTAATCACAAGAGCAATAGGAGAATAAAGATGAGTGATATTTTAACAAGAATCAAAGATCTGCAAACAAAAGCAGAAAAGACAAAGACTGATATCAATAAGTATCAAGGTGCTTTAGATACGCACATGAAAACTTTGTTAGATACTTACAAGTGCAAAACATTAGAAGAAGCAGAAACATTAGCGGATTCACTTCAAACAGAAATTGAAGTTGCAGGAAAAGAAATTGAAGAGTCTGTAAAAGCTATTGAAAAAGAATTAGAAAAGATTGAGGAATAAAATATGTTAACTATCGAACAAGTAGTTTCTAAAGTAGATAGACTTATAGCAAAAAAAGAAATGCTTGTAACTGAAAAAGACATAGCAAAGAAAAGTCTTAATTCTTTAAATAGATTGGCATTAAATATTGAAGATGCACAAGCAATTGTTAGACTTGTTGCCTCAGATACACAGAACCAATTGGCTGAAAAGATATCTGGTATTGTTACCATGGCTTTGAATGCTGTATTTGAAGAGGATGTATTTGAGTTTAAACTTGAATATGAAGAAAAACGTGGCAAGACAGAAGCTAATATGTTTTTATTGGTGAATGGTAACGAAACAGATATCATGGAAGGTGGTGGTGGCGGTGCTGCGGATGTGGTTGCTTTAGCTTTACGTGTAGCATTGTGGAATATCTGTGTTCCAAAACCTGCACCAATACTTATTTTTGATGAGCCGTGTAAGTTTATTTCTAGGGATTTGCAATATAAAGCTGGGAAGATTATGAAATTATTACATGAAAAATTAGGTATGCAGATTATTGTAGTAAGTCATGATGATCCAATAACTGAAAATGCAGACAGAGTGTTTATGGTAAATAGGGTGGAAGATAAAGATGGAAACAAAGTTTCTGTAGTAAAGGAGAAATGAGATGGATATATTTATTTCAGTAATACTATTTATTTGGATGACTATAAATATAGTGATACTGTCTATCATTCTATATAAGATGGTAAAAATAGGAAAAGAAGATGTCAATAACAAATAATGGTGGAATATATGATTTAGATTGCGATGTATGTGGAAAGAATTGTGGTGTTGATTTTGATTCTTTTACAGAAGCAGTTGAATGGAAGAAAAAGAATAAAGCAAAATGGCATTCTTCTAAAGACGGAAGTTGCTGGTTGGATGTTTGTCATATCTGCTGGCCAGGTGTCCAAGAAAAACAATATAAAGGAGAAATAAGATGAAGAAATCAAGTGGGTATCCCTTTCATAAAGATCCAAGATTTGATAAGGACAGACGAAGACAAAAACAATTTCATACATTAAAGGTTATTTTGATGTATGTATTCTGTCTTATTATTGGTGCAGGATTTACCAATATGGCAATTCTGTTTCAAATTACATTAACAGAATCACAGATATGGTTGTTTATGTCTGTGTGGTTTATGCTTTGTACTGTAGTTTATTTCTCTGCCATTTGGGTGCAAAGCTTATTTTCTACAGAAAGCATGGATGAGCTATTGAAGCGTTGGGCGATGCCGACAAAGAAAACTTTATTGAATATCCTTCTGGAAGAATTTAAAGATGATTCTGATATCGTAGAAAAGGTATGTAGTTGTAAAGGAAAGGAGTAGAATATGATATTTTTAATTTATGACGATCAAGTAGAAGAATTCAATCTTGCAGCAGATGTAAAAAAGAGAGTGGCAGCTATTATAAACGATGAGGGGGATGATGTTATTGATGCCATCACAATTATTGATGGCATTGAACAGACTCTGGAGATTAGTCGTACTATTATAATCAAGCCGCCTGTCAAAGTAACTAAAACAAGAGCAAAAACAGATGCAAAAAAGAAATAAGTATGTAGCAGTTATTCAGGCGCGTGTAGGTAGTTCACGATTACCAGAGAAGTGTTTGCTTCCTCTTGGTGATTGTGATTCAGTTATTGAATACATTGTTAAAAATATTTCATTATCTGAATATATAGATGAAATATGTATTGCATTTCCTAATACTTTTGAAAATGAAAAGATAAAAGAAGTTTGTAATACAATAAAAGGTAAATACAATAAACCTATTTATTGGTATGCAGGAAGTGAAAATAATGTATTAGATAGAATTACACAAGCTGCCAATTACTTTAAAGCAGCAAATGAAAATAAAGTATCAGAAAATGGTGAATTATTCGCTATAGAAATTACTGCTGACTGTCCGTTTGTTTCTGCATTCACCATAGACACTATCTGTAAATGCATAGAAGCATGCCCAGAAATAGACTATATGAGTAATACAGTAACAAGATGTTGGCCTGATGGTTTTGATGTACAAATATATGGTATTCATTTATTAAATGCAGCAAATAAATTATTACTAGAAGACAATAAACATCGTGAACACGGGGGATGGAATGTAGTAAACTATTCTTTGGAATTAATCACTTGCACAGAATTACGTTATTGTCCTACTATCATTAATTATGCACCAATGCGTGACATATATTTTCATCCTGAATGGTCTGTGACTTTAGATACAAAAGAAGATTATGAAGTTATTTGTGACATTGTTGCACTTCTTGGCGATGACTACGATAGAAATGCTATTGATGTAGAAGTTTTGATGTTACTAATGAAAGATCCATCTGTATTGGATAAGAATAAGAATATACAGCGCAATATTCCAGGAGTATAAATGAAGAAATTCAATGTAGTTATAATTGGTGCAGGTTCAATAGGTGCTATGAAGCCGAATGAATTAGATGCTCCAAATATGGAATATCCACTAACTCATGCAGCGGCAGTTGTAAAGTCGTATGATTGTTTCAAACTCTACACAATTATCGATACAAACTTTGAATTGGCAATTATAGCAAGCCACAAATGGGGATGTGGATGTGCAAAAACAATATCACATTTAACTATGGATTTAAGAAGTTCTATTGATGTTGCTGTGATAGCAGTAAACACAGAGAATCATTTACAGACAGTTATTAATGTTATTAATGGTTTTCCTAAGCTTAAAGTGATTGTATTGGAAAAACCTTGTGGAGAAAATTCTCATGAATGCAATGAAATTAGAAGTTTAGGAATAGCACACAATGTTAAGATTATCGTAAATTACACAAGAAGATTTGAACCTTGCCATAAAACTCTTGCTGATAATATTGTTTCTGGAAAATATGGAAAGATATATTCAGCAAGATTTCATTATACACGAGGATTAAAAAGGGATGGTTGCCATGCTATTGATTTAGCGAATTGGTTTTTTGGCGATTGTGTTAGTATTGAAAGACATTCAAGATTTGAAATTGACGACTATAGTAAAAATGATCTTACTATTCCTTTAATTGCAGAATACGAAAGATGTTCACTTGTTACTTTCAATCCTTGTGATGGTAGAAAGTATTCTATTTTTGAATTGGAATTACTTACAGAAAAAGGAAAAATTTCTATTTATGAAAGTGGCCAAAAGATCATGCTGGTAAAACCCTCTGCTGATAATGTATATGGGAAATATAACAGCATGAAGTATGATTTGAATGTAAAAGTAATTGATACAAATCTTAAATCTTGTTTAATGAATCTATATAAAGAAGTTTATGATTGCTTAACTGTCGATGATGGAATTTCTTGTACTATTATAAATGCTTTAAGAGTTCATAAAGTAATTGAGAGTATAAAAGACAGAAGAGGATTACGTGGAACATTAATCATAAAAGGAGTTGATAATAATGAGCAAACTAGCAATTAATGGTGGAAAACCAATCAGAGAAGAATTCTTTCCTTCTCAATTTGATTTTAGAGATAACAAAGAAGATTACATAAAACCAATTACAGAGATATTGGATTCTAATATTTTATCTGCATACAGAGGCAATCATACACCTAATTTTTGGGGTGGTAAATATGTTAAAAAATTAGAAAAAGAATTTGAAAAATATATTGGTAGTGGTGTACAGGCCCTTGCAGTAAACTCCTGCACTTCTGGATTATATATTGCTTGTGGTGCTATCGGATTAAGACCTGGTGATGAAGTAATTGTAACACCATGGAGTATGACATGTTCTGCTACAGTTCCTTTGGCTTATGGTGCAGTACCAGTATTTTGTGATATTGAACCAGAAACATATTGTATTGATCCAAATAAAATAGTAAAACTAATTACACCAAGAACAAAAGCAATTATTGTTGTAGATTTATTTGGCTTTGTTCCTAATTATGATTTGATTAGAGAGATTGCGGACATTCATGACCTTTATATTATTGAAGATGCTGCACAAGCATTAGGAGCAAGTAGGAATACTATTAATGCAGGAACTTTTGGTGATATTGCTTGTTTCTCTTTTACTCAAGGAAAACATATTACTTGTGGTGAAGGTGGAATGATTGTTGCAAGGAATGAAAAATTATTTGAAAGATGTGCAATGATTAGAAACCATGCAGAATCAGTATGTAATGATATGCCAAGAGATACGCAGTATAATTTCAATGGCTGCTTAGGATTAAACTTCAGAATGACAGAAATTCAAGCCGCAATTGCTTCTGTGCAACTTGAAAACTTTCCAAAGTCGTTAGAAAGAAGGAAAAGAATAACTTATGAACTGACTAAAAAACTATCTACAATCCACTGTTTAAAATTCAACACTCCTGAAATAGGGATAGGATCTTATTATGTTCTACCATTTATTTATAATGATCCTACTGGAATAATAAAAAGAGACACATTTCTTGCTGCTGTAAGAGCAGAACTAAAAGAAGAGGCAGATAGACTAGATAGAGGTGTACCAATTGGTGGTGGATATATCAAACCACTTTATTTGTTCCCTATTTTTCAAGATAAAACCCATTGGGCGTTTAAAAGCTATATAAACAATTCAAATATAGATGTACAAAAATGGCCACAAGCATATGAAGAAGGACTTTGTCCTGTATGTGAAAAACTATGGAAAGAAGATTTTTGTCTAGCGCTCTATAATGGATTAAGTCTTTTAGATAAAGATATAGAAGACATTTATCAGGCTTTCAAAAAGGTATGGGAGAACATAGGAGAATTAGAATAATGGAAGGAATAGGCGAAAGAGAAATACTAATCACTGGTGGCACCGGCACATTAGGAAAAGCATTAACCAGAGAATTGATTAAAGACAATTCTTATAAAGGAATAAGAATCTTCTCGCGTGATGAAGAAAAGCATAGAGTTATGCGAGAAGAGTTTGGAAACAACAAAAGAATCTCCTATCTGGTCGGTGATGTAGCAGATAAAGATCGTCTTTTCAGAGCGATGAATGGTGTAGATATTGTTATCCATACAGCAGCAATGAAACAAGTTCCTGCCTGTGAAGAGAATCCTATTGAAGCAGTAAAAACAAATATTAATGGAACAGTGAATGTCATTGATTGTGCCATTAATAATGAAGTAGAAAAAGTATTTTTTATAAGTACAGACAAAGCAGTTAAGCCGTTGAATCTTTATGGTGCAACAAAATGTGTAGCAGAAAAACTTATTATTGATGCTAATTTATACAGTCCACACAAGACTAAATTTTCTTGTTGTAGATATGGAAACATCTTAGGTAGTCGTGGATCTGTGCTTAAAATATGGGAAGATCAGATAGACAATGGTTTAGATATAACAGTTACTTCCTTGCCTATGACAAGATTTTGGTTAAAAAAAGAAGTTGCTGTTAAATTTATACTTACATGCATTAGTAATATGCATGGTGGAGAAATATTCATACCAAAAATGAAAGCATGTAATATGGAAACATTCGCAGAAGCTTTTCTAGAAACTATTGGTGAGAATAATTCCAATATCATAGAAACCTATATTAGGCCAGGAGAAAAAATACATGAAGAAATTGCTGTTGTTGGCGAAACAGTTAATATTGTAGAAAATAAAGAAATTAAAAAGTATAAATGCTCAGATAATATTAATTCTTTATTATCTGTACAATACACTTTAGAAGAAATGTCAGAGCTAATAAGAGAGGTGATGAACAATGGCTGAAATTATACTCGATGTTGCGCCCAATACTTTTAAAAATGATTTATATTATTTTGATAAAATGGTAAAATTTATAAATAAAATAGATACAAATAAATATGATATTATCTTTAAGACGCAGATGTTTGGTGGTCTTTCAGAAGCGGCTAAAGTAAATATTCGACTAGACAATTCTTTACTAAAAGAAATGAATATTATCTGTGAAGGATATGGATATAAATTTACAAGTAGTGTATTTGATTATTACTCCCTAGTGTGTTTGCTAGGGGCAGGTTTCCCAGTTCCTTTTGTTAAACTTGCTTGTAGACCAGAATTATATTATCTATCCGCACATATTCCACGTGGCATTCCTATTTACATGTCTGTAGATACCAGAAAATTCTCTAGTGTAAATGCTTTAAATCAAGAGATTGAAATTTTAGCTAAAAGAAGAAAGATGATTCTACGAGATCAAGGAATAGAAGGTGCTAAATTTCTTTTGTGTGTGCCAGAATATCCGTGTAAAGAATCTGATTATCAGTTTAACCTTTTTAACAGAAGCATTTCTGACCATACAGAAGGATTAAAACTTTTTGATAGGTGGGAAAATGATAATGCTTTTGTAGATGAGTTAACAAGAAATCAATCTAATTGCTGCTTTGAGATGCACTATGTACTTGATAGGGATCAATCTAATCCTGATGCAGGGTCATTCGCAAAGACAATTTCAGAATTATCTTTAATTCTTTGAAATTAGTTTTTGTGGGTATATAATATATAGGAGGATTTATGGCAACAGCTAAAGAGAAAGGTGTCACTAAGAATAGCAGAGGGACTTATGAAGTGCGTTTAAAGGGCGTGTATTGTGGATCTAGAAAGACCTTGAAGGAAGCAAATGATTTGTCTATTACTTATCAAGGAGCTTCTTCTGCAAAAGTTATCGCAGTAGTTAAGAGGCCAGCAAAGAAACAATCAATGGTTACTGGCAGAAAGAATAAAACGATTTCTGTAAAGGTAAAATCTGTAAAGGTTCCTGGATACCATTATGATGAACCAATACCTATTCCTGTAAAATCTACAGAAGTGGTCAAGCGTCTTGAAGAAGCACCAAAGAAAAAATCTTTTTGGCAGTTTCTAAAAGACATGTTCAAGTAAAGGAGTTTTAAAATTGGATACTTTTCATTACCAATACAAGCATAAGAATGTTTATTTAGTTCCTTATGATTTCTCTCCATCTCCACCACATTGGTATTTTGATCCTGAAGTCACAAAGTTTAACAGTTGGGGGACATTTACTCTTTCACCCGAAACTGAAACACAAGCTTTAAAAGAAGCAATCTCAGGTCGTAAAATGATAATGTGGAAAATCTACTACAGAGAGGATAAAGATATTTTCACTTGGATTGGTAATGTTAGTATTCAATCGCTAGATTGGGTGAATAGTAGTGCTGAATTTGCGATACTGATAGGAGAGAAAGACTATTGGGGAAAAGGTGTGGCAAGTTCAGCACTCTTTTTATGTATGGAACATGTGTTTAGCAAATTAGGTTTGCATAGGTTTTGGTCAGGTACTTCTGAATTTAACAAAGGGATGCAGAAAGTATTTTCTAAATTTCAGTGGAGTAAAGAAGGAATATTCAGACAGGCTAAAAGGATCTATGGCTTCTATACTGATATTTATGAATATGCATTTATGAAAAATGAATACGAAATGTTTATGGGTAGTAGCCTATACAGTACTATGATTGGAGAATAATATGAAATATGATCTACCACACATAACAGAAACTCATGGAAATGCAATATATGAAATTGAACATATCAGAACTAGGAATAATTCTTTATGGATGGAACTTTTAAAGATAGCTTTGGAATACGCACCTGTAAAAACAAAAGAAGTTCTAAAACAGATAAATGAAAATGATACAGCAGTTAGTAAACTATTAAAGGGGCTGATTGATGATTGATAATAGAGACGGTGTAGAAGTACTCGTAGATAATATTTGTAAAACAGCATGCTACGAAAAGAATATTCTTGCTCTTAAAGATATGAATCCTGAATATACAGAAACGCTGTTGAATGAGGGTGTAAAAGTAAATCCAAAAGTATCCTGGACAGAAGATAAAAAACTTATCTATAAAGCCAAAGGTCAAAGCCTTCTTGTTCATACAGATGAAGCTCACAGCGAAATAATGAATACAACATTCTTCAATACTAAAAAAGATTCTTGTACTATTCTTTTAGGTATTGGTGACGGCAGATATTACAAAGTTGTTGATGAGATGAGTGATAAGAATAATAGAGCAAAGATTCTTATCATTGAACCTTGTCTATATTTGCTTAATCACTTCTTAATGAATAATGATATATCAGAACGAATCAAGGATAAATCTGTATTGATTATTCCAGCAGATCCAGAAGCCATCAAAACAGTATTGGAGATTGTAGATATCCAGTCTGTTATTAGTTCTTGGACTATTCTTTCAGATCCATTAACTAAATTATGGCCACAAGAGTATTCTCTGTGTAGTCAAAAGATCTCAGACACCATTAATCAGATTCAGTGTAATACAGGCACTGTCATGGGTGCCGGACATGAGATGGCTAAGAATGATATCACTTCAATTCCTTTCATTGTAAGACATAGAGGTGTAAAAGAAATTGAAGGGCTATTTGAAAATAAACCTGCTGTAATTGTATCTACTGGGCCAAGTCTATCCAAGAACATTCATCTACTTATGGATAAAAAGACAAGAGAAAAGTGCATTGTGATTGCTGTTGCACAAGCTGTAAGAATACTTTTGGCATATGATATTAGGCCAGATTTTATCTGTACTGTAGACTATGGCAAAACCAATGCAGAGCACTTCAATGGAATATATGAACTGTGTGATAAAATTCCTTTGGTATGCCTAAACAAAACCTATGCAGAGATTATGAAGAAGTGGAAGGGGCCAAAATTCATCGTAGGATCAAGCTCTGGGTATGAAGGCACGATCTCTTCTTTCATTACTGATAAAGGTTCCTTAATCCAAGGAGGATCTGTTTCTCACATGGCTTTTGGATTAGCATACCATCTTAAATGCGATCCAATTGTTCTGATTGGGCAGGATCTTGGATATGAGAGCGATCTTAGTCACAATCCTAATGCTGATGCTTCTGGTAAAATCTTCCATACTAATACAGGAGAACTTGCTTGGCAAATTGATTCTCCTGACTCACATCTTAAAAACGAGACGCCATATGGTATGGGTGGTGCTTTATTGGCTGATGGTTATTATGGAAAGCCAATAGTCACGAATGCGGGATTGCTTTCATTCATCACTTCTTTTGAATCTCTTGGCAAGATGTGTGCAGATAAAACTTTAATAAATGCTACAGAAGGTGGCGTGAATATTAAAGGATTTAAAAGAGAAACACTACAGTCTGTAATCAATAAACACTTTAAAAAGAAAGTAGATATCAATACACTCACACCTTATTTAAGTCTTGCAGATAACTGGGAGGAAGACTTAGAAAAGGCAATCACAGTAATTAAAGAGGAGATTTCTGAATATAAAGAACTGATTAAGTTATGCAAAGAAGGTGTTGTGTGGGCAACTAAGATGGATCATCACTTTCATGATAAAAAGAAATTGACCAGAGATATTAAAAAGAATGAAGAAGTATCTATAAAAGCAGAGCAGATTGCACGTAAGAATCCTACAATAACATTATCTATATTTCATGCCAGCAGAAGGATCTTTGAAAGCGACATGAATGTAGAAGGTAAAAAAGAGAAATTATTTGAAGACAGAGATATGCTAAAGATTAGAATTAAAAGGAATCTGCATATCTTAAATGCTGCAAAGGATAGTGCTGAAAAACTGTTGCCCATCTATACAGAAGCTTTGGACTTGATGGAATTATTTAATGAGACGAGAGACGAATATTATTTAACTGCAGAGGATGATTTTGTTCCACTTCATTGCGATGTCCAAGACTATTTTAACAAAGGAAATTTTGCAAGACCATATTGTGATGCACAGTTAGCACTTAAACATTCTGATTCAGAGCACCCAATTATTTCTGTCACTATAGTTGTTCGTGAAGCTTTAGAGATGCGTAGCAAAGCTATAGAAGCTGCAAAAGCCATCACAGACTCAAGCATTAAAATAGAGATAGCCGAAACTTTAGAGGCTGCAAAAGAAGAAGGAAAAGCAGGAAGATATAAAGAAGCAAACAAACTACTTAGTTCTATTGAGGATAAGGTATACAAAACAGATATCTACCATGAAGAATTAAAGTGGGCTATCGGAAGTTGTTCATTCGTTATGTATGGCAAATATAATGATGAGAATAAATTATATCATGCCATAAGGTTATTCAAAGAACTTATAGAAAAGCATCCAGACAATATTCAGTACAAATTTGATTATGCCAATGTGATAATGTGCCAAGACTTTGATAAAGGTATGGAATTGCTTCTAGAAGTTGTAGAGGATAAGAGATATGACTACTTCTGGAAGAGTATTGGAGATATGTATTTTGGCAAAAATGCATATCCAGAGGCGATTTCTGCATATAGAAAGTATCAGAAATTGTATCCAAATGATACTAATATTAATAATTTAATCGGAGAAAGTGTCTTTCAAAGAGATAATGCACCAGTTTAATGATAAAAATTAGAATAAATCACCATCTTACGAGTATATAATATATAGTAGGATGGTAATTTATATGAAGAATATATTGATTTTCATATGTAGTTTAATGATTTTTGGATGTTCTGACTCGTATTTAGACAATGTCTATACAGACAGAGCTATAAATCACACTGTATATTATAATGATGAGTTCAATTCTTTACATTCAATTAATGATATATTGGTATATATGGAGTCAGAAAAATTCCAATATAAAAATGATTTCACAGATTTTTGGAAAAATCCAGAAGATACTTTTATTTCAAAAAGTGGTGACTGTGAAGACTTCTGTATTTTATTTATGGACATCTGTAAAGTTTCTTTAAATATTGAAACTACACTAATTTTAGTAAATGCCACAGAATTTTTTTCTATTTATAATAGAGGAATTGTTTCTGGCGGTAGCGTGTCCCACGCACTTGTAAATTTAAATGGACGACTATTTGATTTAAATGTAAATGCAGAAGTAGGGGAGTATTCATACTATATGGAAGCAATAGGATATGAATACTCTTTTTCTGAAATATTTAACTAAATAAATTCCAACCACCTGCGGCTGTGTCGGCAGCTGCATTAGCAGAACTTCCCCATTCTGGCGTACAACTAGTAAAACCACTCAGAATAATCGTTGCCCTATTGCCCATGAATCCATGACAATCTTTATATCCTAATCCTGCAGATGCTGTACTATTATTAGATAGACAAGCGTTCACACCATAACAGGATGTAAATCCACGGACATTTGATCTATCAGATATACAGGAAGATAGATAATAACAAGAATTAAAACCATATGCGCATGTTTTTGCAACACAAGAAGATAATCCACCTCTACTTATTGTACCAGTAAATCCAATGTAGCAACTTTCTGCAATTGAAGATGTTACATATCTACAAGATTCAAATCCGATTTCAGAAACAGAGACGGTATTATTCTTTACATAACAGTTAGTAAGATTGTCACAAAGATTAAACCCTGAACATGCTGTGCAGTAGTTTAATATTACACCACAATTAATCATGTTATTGCAATATCCAAAGGCATAATTTCCACCATTGTGTTCAATAGTCACATCTTCAATATATGAATTAATATTGAATAATGCATATATTGTGCCAGAGGGTGGGGCAGTTATTTGATTTTTTATTGTCAGTGATTTTAATATTACATTAGAAATTCCTGTAAAATTTATAAGCCATTGTCCAGGAATATACGTTGAATATCTGCTGTCAATTATTACTGTATTCCTATCTTCACCTTCTATTTGTATATTATCTGAATATACAATACTTATATTGCTGACTACATTATATGTTCCTTTTGCCAAAAATATTTTTCCGCCACCACGAGAGGCTAACTCTGATATTTGTATATTTAATTTTGTAGGAAAATCTTCATTCGTACTAATCACAACATCAGCAGTAAGTCTAGCATTCTCGTCACTATCGCTCGATGCAATAACCACACTAGCTTCTCTGGTCTTTCCCTGGTCTCTAGCAATCAGTGCAGTAGCTATCTGGTCAAATGTATCATTACCAGAATTTTTTATAGGTATGTTGTATGCTTTTAATATGTTAGCAAGTTCACCAACCAAAGCATTCATCACATCTGCTTTTAAAGTAGTAGCTGGTGGCCCATCAGTAAACCAAGAAGCACCATCGTTATCTGTAATTATATTATCACCATCTGGATAATGCATATGTTATCTCTCCTGTCTTATTTCAGTAATCATTACATTACCAATCCCATTTCTTATACCATTTGAGCCTCTTATATCTATATACTCATTAATGTTTAAAGCAACAGCCCAAGCTCCTGTAAATTGTCCACCGAAAGCTGTTTGATAATTGCCATAATATGATAGTGAACTATTTTTGTATAGTTCAATTGCACCATTAGCGGCGCCATTAAGTGCAGTTGTTTTTATATCATATAACACACTATTTTTTTTGCTTATAAAACGCCAATTTGCTCCTGTTGTTACACATGCATAATTATCTTGTCCTTTAGTATCAAAGTTAGCTGCAGTATTTATTGCAACAGATGCTGCAACATTTGTATACAATGCATATATCAATTCGGTGTTATTCTCTACTACTTTCCAGTTTGTATTTATATTATTTAATTCTAAAGCATAATTACCTGTACCATACATTCTAAAATTCAGTGCACTTATTCCATTAATATTATATGTGGTAGATGGGTCGCAATAATAACTACCATTACCATCACTACATCCTATTCTACATTTCCATCCACTAGGTTTTGCTAATGCCCCACCAGAAATATATAAATCTAAATCAAAACTAGAATATTGACTTAATATATTTTTAGTTCCTAAGTCATGGATCGTTACATAATTGTCTGTAGCTCTTGCTATTGCTGAAGTCATTGCTTTTAATAAAAGAGTATTATCAGAGAAATTTCCAGCGAATCCCTCTGACTCAATTACAGCCATCAGTTCTTCTTGTATTCCATTACACCATTGATCATTAATAGTGGTAGCAGGAGGACCATTCTTAAAAATACGTCTTCCTTGAGCATCATATCCTATATTGTCTGAAAGTATTCTATCCATTTATGATTCTCCTGCTACCTTTAAACATTACGTTCCTGCTACACTCCAATCGGGGTCGAAGAACCACTTACCAGAAGCTGTCACAGTGCTTCCATCGCTTGTACCAATTAAATATCCAAGCAGACGTGTACTGTTGGTCGTCTTGGTAATAGAAATCGATCCCGGTGCACCAGAAGCAAGCCAAATAGGTTTACCAATATATCCAGACCATGTTGCAGAGTATGCAGAGTGGTACAGTATACCTTTTCTAAGCATATCAGCATCACTCGCGCCTGAAGTGTAAGAATTAAGTGCAATCGCAAGTAATCCATTTAATGTAGATGTACTGGCATCTGCGCGCATCCATACATTGCTTGCATTTAAAAACATACAGTTCATAAAACTACAATCACTACCAACTGTTTGAGAATGTAGTATTGTACCGCGTCCAGATTTATCTGTAGAAATCTTAGAGGCTAATGGGTATGCCCAAAAGTCTTCAGGATTTACAAATTCCTCTGCCATTACAGTTACTAAAAAATCTCTAAAATCTTGTGCACTAATCTGCCCTGTAGCATTATCTGCTAACAGAGCTAAAAGTTGTGCCCTTATTCTTGGTGTATCGGCCATCTTGTTCCTCCTTAATGTGCCAAATCAAAACTATTATCAAAGGCACTACTCACTGTGCCGCCAGAGTATCTATCAAAACCTATGCTAAACTCTTTACCAAAAGAGCCTGTAAGCATTATCCCGTCATAATCATAAGCGTTAGAAAAAGCGTTTGAGAAATCCCTACTAAAATCTAATCCTACATCGCTGATTATACCATATCCATTACCGCCCCAACTATTATCGAACGACGGACTTGCATCAAAAGAGCAATCAAAAGCATTAGAAAATTGCCTACCTTTAAAATCAAATAAAGCAATAGTCTGCGCTGGCTTAACTGCGTTCAAAGTATCCATAAGTTCTTGGATATTATAATTAATTCCATATTCTACAGTCACCCATACAAGCCAGAAATGTATATTTCTTAATGGCCCAATAGGTGTATTTACTGTAGAACTTCCAACAAAGAATGGTGAAAACTCTTCTATGGTTATTGTGTAACCTAAATCAGCAGCAATATCTATAAAATATTCTTTGTGTGAATACCCATACTGGTAGAACTTTGCTACTATGCTTGCAATACGCTCTTGAGTGGTTAATCCAATATTCTTATCATACAATCCTAAATCATATTCATATTCTTCAATAAGTTCTGACACTCTAGATGGTATCGACTCATTAAATAAATCTTCTGCTCGTAAAGATACTCTGCTAAGTTCTTCTGCAAATCCTCTTAATACTTTTGCCATCCAACTATTAGAATTTCTATTCCAAAGTTTACCTTTAGGCAAGAGAGACTGTAAAAGTTTTAAATACATATCACCCGTGTATATCATGCATAATCCTCAAAAGTAATATCACCAAGAACATGGACTTCATTAACAGCAGCAGACACATCATCATATGGATATGTTATCTTAGATCGTATTTCTCCAACAGCACTAGAGATAGCTTCATACATCTGGCTTAAAGAAATTATTTCACCTGGGCCACCTCTTGTTTTAA